CCGCCTGAACGATATATCGGTTGGCGTGATGAGTTTTTGAAAAGGTTGATTCCTGTTGAAAATATAGGAGTGCCCGTTGACATGGATGTTGTTATAGAAAAGCAAGATTCCAAAGCACAACGGGCTAGACAGAAACAAGAACAAAATCATGTCCGCCGGAAGAATGTCTGCAATGCGTTTGTGAAGAATGAGCTGTCTGACAAAATTTCCCCTGCACATAATATTTCCGGAATGCGCCAAGATCACACGTTGGCCCTCTCGCGCTTCTCCTATGGGTTTAAGGCCCAGGTGATGAAGCAACACGCTTTTTATGCCCCGGGCAATTCTCCTAACGAAATTGTGGATAAGATAAGGAATTATGCCACCCTGATAAAATTGGATGTTAAAGCCGAATTGATTGAAACTGACTTTACTCGCTTTGATGCTACGATGTCCCCGTTCTTGCGAGAACTGGAATTTATGGCATATAGAAGATGGGTTGCTGGTAAATATCTAAAGGAACTGGACATCCTCTTGATAGGGGAAATAAATCTTTCATGTTATTCCAAGCATGGTACGAAATATAAACAACGCTCTTCTCGGTGTTCCGGTTCCCCGTTAACAACGGAAGGCAACACGATAGTTAACGCTTTCATTGCTTTCTGTGCTTATAGGGCTGCTGGTTTTGACGCTGATAAGAGTTTTGCTTTGATTGGACCAAAGTATGGAGATGACGGGGTCGATAGTTCGCGGGGCAAGTTCGCCTTGGTAGCTAAGGAATTAGGGTTGACTATTAAACTCTTAACACCTGGGCCTAACGTGTCTTTTCTGGGACGGATATTTCTTGATGTGTATAATTATAATACAACCTTGTCAGCACCTGTTAAACTTTTGAAGCGGGCTTGTGTGGTCAACAAACTACATGATCCCAAGGCTTTAGCTGACAGGGTTAATGGTTATTTAATAACAGATCAACATGTTCCCCTTATTGGACACTATTTGGCTGCGTTGAAGAGAGTTTATAAGTTGGGTCAATGTAATGACGTTGAGAACATGGAGCACGATGTTAAGTATCGTCACAAAAATGGCCCGTATCCTGTCGATGTCTCTTGCGAGCATGACAGGGCTATGGTTCATTGTGTGGCTAACTTGCTGGGTTTACTCGATGTGGAAGTCATTAGATTGGCAAAAGCCTTGAATGCCGCTAGGACCGAGGAGGACCTCAAGAACATAAAGGTTTTCGTTAAGGGTGTTGAAGACCCTACCTTTAAGTTCTACTGCGTGTGACCGCTTGTGACCCGTTCCTTGGGTCGTTAAATGTAAAGGTTGGGGTGGTGGTCGGCTCCGTAATTTAAAGTAAGCGAAATGACCAATAATAGGAAAACACCTCGTAGGAAGACAGTGACACGTAAGAAACGTACTAACGGTCGACTTAAAGGTAACATGCAGTCCATTCACGTGAACTATCGAGAGTTGTGGTCACCGGTGTTAAGTGTGGTTGGTAGTGGGGATTCCACTCCGCCATACTTGCCCTTTGTACCAGGCAACTCGGGTTTACCACAATTGGATGCTCTGGGAACCCTCTACGAATCCTATCGTATGACAGGTCCTGTGATTGTTGAATACAAAGCCACCGCTAGTATGATCATTTCTGGCTCAGTTGTAGTCGGAATTGATTATGATGCTAGAGACGTGGTTTTGGGGTATCCGGGCGTAGCTGCCTTGAATCCCAAAGCTGTCGGTTCGGTTTTCAAAGATCACAAGGTTGTAGTCACGCCTGATAG